ACTGTTGGTTCCTGCACTGATTATACATGGTGTTGCACCACGCTTTTTTACGCACACTGCAACAGATGTTATGACAAAAATATTGGAGAATCGTCGTGGGATGGATAAAAGATAGACTCAAAGAACGCACTACTTGGGATGGGCTAGTGCTAATAGCCGCAGGTGTAGCAATGATTGTTGTGCCTGTTGGCTTAATTGGTATAGGCTGTATTGCATACGGCGCATGGACTGTTTGGAAAGCAGAATAGTATGTGGGAAATGATCGGGCGCATGGCCACAGACAGATTGTGGATTTATACTGCACTGGCAGGTAGTGCGTTTGGTGCTATATTTGTGGCATACATGAGTAGCACACGCATTGGTTTATGGTTTTACAGCAAAGTAGACAAATGCGTGGACTATCTTGTTGAACGTTGGGGCTGGACATGGTTACAACAACCAGAAGATGCTTGGCGCCAACGCTATCCAAAAATTACACAAAAAATAGATGAGCTCGAACAACGCATAAAAGAGTTGGAGAAGTGACCAGGTGGGAACGTTTCAAGAAGTGGCTAAACATAGATCACATTGTAGATCTAGCTGTAGACTTGGCTCTAATTTTATTTGACGTAATTACAAGCCCGATACTAATAGTAATGCGCTTGCTCAGATGGAGCATAGGCAAGTACATGCTAGATGGTGTTAAGAACAAAATTAAAAAACTCATACATTGGTTACAAACCAAACCTTGGTGGGTCAGTGTCATTGTTGCTCCTGTTGCATTGGTTGTGATTTTTTATACATTGGTTGCTTTGTGGCTAGCTAGTGCAGTGTTTGATCCACAACTGTGGACAGAAGACGAATTACCCAGTGATGATGTAATTATCCAAGAACATCTAAAAACTATTGACAACCCTGAATAATTAATATAGTATGTAACAAATACAAAAGGAGAAACGTATGCCAATACGCAGTTTTAGCGATAGCGAAATTAATAAACTTAAACAACTTGTAAGTGAAGGCATTCAAGTCACAGGAGAAGTAGAAACACTCAGAGAAGGTCTCAGAGATACAGTAAAAGCCATTGCAGAAGAAATGGATATGAAGCCAGCAGTGCTAAACAAAGCCATTAGAATTGCATATAAAAATGAATTTGCCAATGTACAAGACAGCTTCAATGCAGTCGAAGAAGTACTGCAAGCAGTGGGCAGAGACAATTAATGCTTGACTTAACAGTCATTGAAGTACAACATTATACAGACAAACTATTTAGAATAAGAACCGAACGACCTCGCAGTTATAGATTTACTGCGGGCGAGTTCGTTATGATCAGTACTGTTGATGATGATACTCCAAATAGAGCATACAGTCTAACAAGCGGGCCGTATGACGACTACTTGGAGTTTTACAGTATCAAAGTGCAAGACGGTCCACTAACCAGTCGACTACAACATGTGAATGTGGGAGACAAAATACTAGTGGGAGAAAAGCCCACAGGAACACTGATACTTGCTAACCTAGAACTGGGAGGACATTTGGTAATGATGGCAAGTGGAACAGGCATTGCTCCGTTTGTTAGTTTACTACGTGAACCAGAAACATATGACTTGTTTGAGAACATCACTGTAACATGGACCACTAGGCTACATGCAGAACAAGACTGCTACAGAGACTTCTTAAACGAAATGCCAATTGAATATATCAGCACAGTAACACAAGAACCTGCTGAACTGCAAGGACGCATTCAAAAGTTTATGGCAGATGGAACAGTTAAGATTGACAATCCTGAACATCAGCGTATAATGTTATGTGGAAGTATAGCATTCAACAACGATCTTAAAGATCATTTTACTGCACTAGGATTCAGTGAAGGTAACAAACGCACACAAGGCACGTTTGTACAAGAAAGGGCATTTGTTAGTTAATGTATGTAGATGCACTCATTGATAGAGACAAAGATATTATTCACGTTGTAGAACGTGTAAATGGTAGACGAGAGTTCAGAGAATATCCTGCACGTTACTTGTTCTATTACAAAGACAGTCGCGGCAGTTTTGAAAGTATATTTGGCGACAAACTACAACGTGTGGTCACTACTAGCGGTAAACAGTTCAAAAAAGAAAAGAAACTGTACAGCAATCAACGACTGTTTGAAAGCGATGTCAATCCAGTTTTTAGATGTTTGGCTGACAACTATTTGGGAGCAGATACTCCTAAACTGCAACAAGCATTTTTCGATATCGAGGTTGACTTTGACAGTGAAAAAGGCTTTGCTGATCCTAGTGATCCTTTCAATCCAGTAACAGCAATCAGTGTACACTTGGATTGGATTGGCAAAACTATCTGTTTGGTTTGTAAACCCAAGACACTTACACGAGCAGATGCACAAACTATTGTAGATAGATTTGAAGACACTATTCTCATGGACACAGAAGATGAACTGCTGGATACATTCTTGCAGTTGATTGATGATGCAGATGTAATGAGTGGATGGAACAGTGAAGGCTTTGATATTCCCTACTTGGTCAATCGTATAGCAAGAGTTCTTGGTAAAGAACACACAAGACGTTTTTGTTTGTGGGGCAAATATCCCAACAGACGAGAGTTTGAACGCTATGGCAAAGCACAAGAAACATTTGACACAGTAGGCAGACTGCACTTGGATTACATGGAACTGTATCGCAAGTACACATATCACGAGATGCACAGCTACAGTTTGGATGCCATTGGCGAATACGAACTTGGTGAACGCAAAACAGAATATCAAGGCACATTGGATCAGCTGTACAACAACGACTTTGAAACGTTTATTCAGTACTCCAGACAAGACGTTGACTTGTTGGTACGTATGGACAAGAAGCTACAGTTTATTGACCTAGCAAACGTTATTGCACATGACAACACAGTTCTTGTGCAAACAACCATGGGTGCGGTTGCTGTTACAGATCAAGCTATTCTCAACGAAGCACACAGTAGAGGACTTATTGTTCCTGACAAGCAACATGACAAAACACAAAAGCACTATCCACAAGCATGTACAGCGGCTGGTGCATATGTTGCTACGCCCAAGAAAGGCTTTCATGAATGGATTGGTAGTATGGACTTGAACAGTCTGTATCCAAGTATCTTGCGCAGTTTGAATATGAGTACAGAAACTATTGTTGGTCAGATTAGACACACACTAACTGTGCCAATGCTAGCAGAACACAAATGGGAAGTTGCTAAGGCGTGGGAAGGTAAGTTTGCTGCCAAAGAATATGAACTTGTTATTGCCAAAGATGATGAAACACTACTGTACATTGACTTTGAAAATGGCGAGGAACTGCAAGGCACAGGTGCTGAACTGTATCAAATTATCTTTGAAAGTGGACAACCTTGGGTGCTTACTAGCAATGGTACAATACTGGATCAAAGTAGAAAAGGCATCATTCCAGGCTTGCTGGAACGCTGGTATGCAGAACGCAAAGTACTGCAAAAGAACATGCGTGACAATCAAGCGGCAGGTAACATTGAAGAAACTGCTTATTGGGACAAACGGCAGTTGGTGAAAAAGATTAACTTGAACAGTTTGTATGGTGCGTTACTTAACCCAGGCAGTAGATTTAATGATCCACGCATGGGACAAAGTACAACACTAACTGGTAGATGTATCGCAAGGCACATGGGCGCCAAAGTAAATGAATTGTTTACAGGTGAATACAATCATGTGGGTCCTGCAATTATATATGGTGATACTGACAGTGTGTACTTTAGTGCATATCCTATTTTTCGAGAACAAATTGAAAGCGGTGAGTTTGCTTGGGACAAAGACAAAGTCACTGAACTGTATGAAACTGTGTGTGAACAAGCCAATGAGACATTCCCTGATTACATGGCACGAGCGCACAATGTATTAGATCGCAAGCAAGGTGAAATTATTGCGGCGGCACGTGAAGTTAGTGCAACTGCTGGTATATACATCACAAAGAAACGCTATGCAATCCTAGTGTATGACAATGAAGGTCACAGAGAAGATAGAGATGATAAGCCAGGCAAGATCAAAGCAATGGGCCTGGACCTCAAAAGGTCAGACACTCCTGCGTTTATGCAAGACTTCTTGAATGAACTGTTACTCAAAACACTAACAGGTACCAGTGAAGAAGAGATTATTGAACGCATAATCGAGTTTCGCAGTGAGTTTAGAAACATGCCAGCGTGGCTCAAAGGCACACCAAAACGTGTAAACAAACTCACACACTACTACAACAGCGAGTATATGATAGATCCTAAAACAGGAGATGAAGTATACAAAGGCAAAGCAAACATGCCAGGACATGTTAGAGCGGCTATCAACTACAATAGAATGCGTAGAATGAACAGTGACCGTTACAGCATGGAAATCATGGATGGTATGAAAACTATTGTTTGTAAACTTAAAAACAATCCAATGGGCTTTACTAGTATCGGTTATCCAACAGATGAAACTCGTTTGCCAGAATGGTACAAAGAACTTCCATTTGATACTGACACAATGGAAGAAGGTATTATTACAAAGAAGATTGAAAACTTGTTGGGTGTTATGAATTGGGACTTAACAAAAGCAGAGGACAAAACTACATTTGATAGTTTGTTTGATTTTACTTAGGAAATACTGATGAACAATTTATATTTAGGACCGTTCACTATTACCTTGTTTGGTATAATGGTATTTTCAACAGTATTTGTTTACCTTTTATTAGGAGACAAAGAAGAACAAAGAGATATAACCATGCATAGGACCTTAGTTAATATATTGTGTCTTGGTTGGTTTACAGTTGGACTACTAATGGGTGTACAAACATTTACCTGGGATACAATAGTTAGCTGCGAACCGCACTGGCTTTTTCCAAAGTTTTGTAGCAATGACTAAATTAGACTTACACGGAAAACATGTACACGAGGCATGGAAACTGGTTGA